AATTTGAAGCGAGCTTTGAAAATCTAACGGGATTAGTTGCAATTAGCTTTGATGATGAGAATATTTCGACTGAAGCTGCTGATTTACATATGTTGCCACTGTATATGGGGGTTGATTTCAACGTTGACCCGCTTTGTGGGATATGTGCAGTAAAAAGTAATGAAAATTTGTATGTTTTTGATGAAATTATCTTACGGGGAGGTGCAACTACATGGGATTTTGCTGAAGAAGTAGTTAATAGATATGGAGTTGACCGAAGAATCATAACTTGCCCTGACCCTACGGGCGGTGCTCGAAAAACAAGTGGCGTTGGGCTCACAGATCATACAATTTTACGCAGAAGTGGTTTTACCGTGTCTAGTCCAAAGGCTCCTTGGAAAATTAGAGATAAAGTTACGGCTGTAAATACAGCATTATATGATGCAGCTGGTGAACGAAGAACATTTATTCATCCCAGATGTAAAGAACTAATAAAATCTCTACGGACGCTAACTTATGCACCAAACACAGGTATGCCAAACAAGAATTTAGGAGTTGACCACGCATTTGACGCTTTCGGTTATCTTTGTTTACAGCAATTTAACTTAGCGAAACCAGAGACACTCGGCCAAACTTCGTTTAGAATATACTAAGATACCTAATTCTTACTATGCCTTATCACACTGGGATGAAGAAAAAGAAGAAAAAAAAGAAGGGAGGTAAGAAACGTAGTGAATGTTCCTGTAAATAAAGCTCTTTACGCTAGAGTAAAAGCCGAAGCCAAGCGTAAGTTTAAGGTATATCCTAGTGCTTATGCTAATGCGTGGCTTGTACGAGAGTATAAGAAACGTGGTGGTACTTACCGAGTGGAGAAAAAACGTGGCAAAAAGTAGCCCAAATCCAAGAGCAAAAGGTGGCTTAACCCGTTGGTTTGAAGAAAACTGGGTTGATGTCAAAACTGGCAAACCTTGTGGTCGTAAAAAAGGCGAAAAAAGAGGCTATCCAGCTTGCAGACCCAGTAAACGTGTATCAAGTAAGACACCTAAGACTGTCGGAGAAATGACAGCTAGTGAAAAAGCACGTTTTAAACGTGAAAAAACTAGTAGCAAAAAGATAACATATCAACATAGACGCAAAAAAACTAAAAAAAGGAGTTAGAAATGGCAAAATCAGCGGCAATGAGTAGATGTTTAGGGTATATTTCAAGTGTGCGGAAGAGTAAAAAGAAAAAATCTTCCAAAAAATCAACAAAATCTAAGAAAAAATGATTGAAATTACTGATGAGATGCTTGACATCATCGAAAAAGTGAAAGGAAAGCGAAATCCTGCTTTGTGGGATCCTCGTTGTGAACAATATCAAAGAAAATTGAAAGAGGGTACTGTAAAAAAGTCAACAACAAGTTAAACTATTTATAAATACTCTTTTTTCTTAGGACAATGGCATTTTTTCGTGGCGAGGAAGGTTCTGTAAAATTTAAAAATGGAACTGGAACTACTGAAGCAATCGTATCAACTACAAGTTGGTCACTTGATACTACAAAAGACACATTAGATGTTACTGCTCATGGAGCAACATTTAGAAGTTTTGTTGGCGGATTAATTTCTGGTTCTGGTACTGTTGATTTTCTTTATACAGCAGCTAGTGGAAATGAAACTGAAACTATTGTTGATGACGTATTAACAGCAGAAGATCCAGCAGATGCACAATTTGAACTATTTCTAGATACTGATAATAGTAAAAAAATTAGTTTTAGCGGTATAGTTACAGGAACAAGTTTATCTGCAGCAACAGGTGATTTAGAAACAGTTAGCGTCAGCTTTGTTACTTCTGGTACTATTACCAACGCTATCTAATGCCAAAAGGTTCTTATTCAGCAAAACAGCGTAAACTAGCTGCCGTTGCTCCTCCAAGGGATAAGATTACGGCTGCAGATCTAAAAAAATCTATTAGAAAAACATTCTGAACACCATAGCGATAAGCATATGGAGTTTATGAAAAGGCGAATGAGAGCAGGAGACACTTTTACCCAAGCCCATAAAAAAGCACAGGCAAAGGTGGGCAAATGAGAAAACGTAAAGGAGTAAGTTTAACATTGGGTCGAGGGGAGAAGTCTCGCAAAGGGGGACTGACTGCAAAAGGTAGAGCAAAATATAACCGTGCCACTGGTAGTAATTTAAAAGCACCCGTTACTAAAAAATCAGGTCTTACTGAGAGTGAAAAGAAAAGAAGAAAGAGTTTTTGTGCAAGAATGTCGGGTATGCCGGGTCCATTAAAAGATAAAAAAGGACGTCCCACTAGAAAGGCGTTAGCATTAAAAAGATGGAGGTGTTAAATGACTTACGCAATCCCAGGTCAAATTAGAACAAAAATTATCACCTCTACCAGTGTCGGAGGTACTGAT